GCATTACTAGGTGATGGTGGTGTTACAGGATGACTATGTACAACTGCTGTTATAACCCCTAAATTATCACAGGCTACATAATCTTCTGGGTCTAAAATAAAACATTGATGGCCTGTTAGTGATAAATTTCTACATGGAAAATATTTTTCTTTCCCTTTTATATTTACTAAAAGTCCACAGCTTTCTTTAGGATCTTCTATTTTTGCATGTGCTAATGCCTCTTGTTTCCAAGTCATCCAATAAATGTACCAATACTAGGAAATAAAGCTCTTGTACATTGTCTACCAATCCTTACACCTGCTAAATCAAATGATGCAGCAAGTTCAAATGTAACCACATTTCTGTTTTCTGCTGATTTTCTTGCAATAGTGTATGTTATTTCTTCTTTCGCAGAAGGATCTGGTGTACCTAATGGATTTGTACCACCACTAAAATTAACAGCATCAATATATTTAGCAGTTGTTCTTATTCGTTTTACAGTTGCACCTGTAAGATCATTACCTGTAGTAACTGTATTTACATTTAATAGTATTGCTGTAATTGTGCCTAATGCGTTACTTATACTAATTGTAGGTCTAGGTATCTGTCCACGTTGATATGCAAAACCACTTGCCTCTACAGGAAAACGTAAATATGAATTACCAGCAAAAACTACTTCACCATTCAAATTTAAATTACTACCTGCATGGAATCTATATGTTTGTGTAGAACCATGTAATGTAGCGTCAGTTGTCAGTTCAAATAATTCAATTACAGCAGATGGATTAAGACTTTGTAAGTCTGTAATAATAGGTGCTGTACTCATGGTTCATACACCTCTCTAAAAGTAGCTGTAATAGTAGCCCTGTTAGGTAAATTTATTTTTTTAGACCATGTATCACATACAAATTTATATGATGTGCTTTCGCCTGGTGGTGTGTAATCAAAGCTAGCCCTATCTGCTGCTCTAGCATCTAAGAATGTCTCTATAGTATCGCTATCTGTTTCTGTAATATTATTCCATGCGAGAGTATATTCTTTAGGATTTTGATGTTCACTTAGCCCTAACTGTATTCTATGTTCATAACCATCAGCGAATCTTATAACTCTAGTATTAGGTGCTGATTTTTTTGTAACGCCATAACTGGCTTCTATAGAAGGGAATGTTTCAGCCATTATGCTAATAATCCTCCTGGTCTTTTTTGCTTAATTATTTCTGATTGTATTGCAGCACCAATAGCTCTGCCAAATTCTCTACCACCTTGTTCATTACCTTCTACAGAACTACCAGAAGCATCTACATTAACAACGATATTACCAATACCACCGCCTGTTGATTGTACTCCTAATTTTCCATTACTTCCTCTACGTAGAGGTAATATAGCCTCTGCACCTGCCTCACCCATAAGGCCAATACCATTAGCCATAGGAAAAATAGTAGGTTTATTTACAACACCACCATATGCATATTTCTGTACCTTACCATCTACAAAAGCATTACCATTTGCATTACCAAATAAACCAGTTATAAAATTAGTAAAAGGTTTAGTTATAGTTTGCTGTATTGCAATACGTGCCATATCTGCAATCATTGAATTTGCTAAATTTCTAAAATTTAACTTACCTGTAGTAACAAAATTTACTAATGCATCTTCCATACCTTTAATACCTTTTACAACAACATCTGCCATTGATTCATTAAGGGTTTTTATGCTGTCACCAAAACTTCTTAACTTTTCTCTCATAGTTTGACCAAAAGATTTTTCTATAGCATTACCTGCACCATCAGCACTATCTTTAATATCTTGAAAATAACTAGCAGGTGCGTTTGTTGTTCCAGTAAATAATTCTTGTATTTTATTAAAACTTTTAGTAAATCTTTCTGAAAAACCTTTTGTAAAATCTTCTCCTAGTAATGATGTTAAATTACTTTTCTGCTGTGTTACAAATCTATTACCTAAATCTTTTGCAATATTACCTGCACCGCCTAATAATTTTTGTATAAAAGGTGGAATTTTTATATTATCAAAAAACCCCTGTACACGTTTTGCTGCTACGCCTATAACTCTAATAACTTCATCTACTAATTTTACAGTTGCAAATATACCAATAGCTATACCTCTTATCCCTATTTCTATAGCCTTGAAAAAGCCACTAAAATCATTTTCTGCACTAAATAATTCACTAAATACACCAACAATAGTATTTAATGCAGGTAGTAATGCATCTGTTAGCTGTTTCCTAAATCCATCAAATCTAATCGCTAATACTGCTATCTGGTCATTAAAAAATTCAGCATTTTGTGCAAATTCATCTGATACTGCATAATTAAATTCTGTAAGTGATGCTGCACCACCATTTAAAAGATTTATTAAACTTGCCCCTGATCTACCAAATATTTCCATTGCAATAGCAGCTTTTGTTGCACCATTTTCCATTTGTGAAAATCTATCTGCTACTTCTCCTAATACCTGTTCATTTGTTTTAAATACGCCATCAACACTTCTTACAGATATTCCTAAAGCATCAAAACTATCTGAATATGTAGCAACACCCTGATCTGCCTCTCTCATAGATTGTGCTAATCTTCTTAATCCTTTATCTATTGTTTCCTGGCTTACACCTGCTAATTTTCCAGCGTTTACATATGCCTGTAATGTATTAGCAGCTATGCCTGTCTGATCTGATAATTTACCAAAACTATCTGCACTATCTATTGCACCTTTTACAAGTCCTACAAATGCACCACCAGAAATAAGAATACCAAAAGTTGCAAATGTTTTATTAAGGCCACCCATTGCAAGCCTTAAATTTTTAACACGCCCTGCAACCCCTTGCATAGAGTTGCCTAGACGTTTTATAGAACCTGCACCTACAGTTTTTGCTGCTACTACTAAATCAAACTTTGCCATTTATTTATCCTTGTTTATTGCACTTAATACTGATGCTTCCATTATTTGTAGGCTTTCTAGCATAGCAGTATGATCTTCTATATTATACAGTTTAATCATTTCTATAACAGATGTATAGTCTAAACCAATAATTCCACTCATTCCTACACGCCATTGTGTTTGACAACGTAAAAACATTTCTACAGTTTGCCAATTTCTTTCAAGTACATAGAAATTAGTATCAACTTCTTTTTTCTTAGTTTTTATGCCTAATACTGCATCATCTTCTGCTGTTTTATCTATGACAGTTGAACCAACAGCCCAATATTCACCTGCCTCTGCTAGTTTTTTACAAATATTTCTTCATTTGATTCCATAAAGGCAAAACCTACAGCAGTTGCAAAACCTCTTACTTCTAGTAATTGATTTAGTGTATTTTTATTAAATGGCACTTCTTGACCTTCTCCATCAACTAAATCTTCCCATCCTAGTAATACTTCTTTAGCTACATCAATATCATCTATCTGTTTATCTTCTACCATTTTTATCATTTCTTTAAATCTAGACTGAGAAATATTTTTAAAATGTGCTGTAAATATTTCCTGACTTACTTCACCATCTTTATTTATTTTTACTACTACTTTCCATTTATATGTAGGTTTCTGGTCAATAACAAAAGGCATAACAAAATAGGTATATACATACTAGGGTAGACCCTATTTATAATCTATGCAACTTTAGGTATATACTAAGCTAAACTCATTATTGGCTGATGCTGTAGGTGTTGCCATGAATGGAAGATTAAGCATTGTAATACCATCTGATTCTTCATATGTAGGCTGTCCTAGATCTGTTTGTGGACAAGATACAGTAACCTTATTACCTGCGGTTGTTCCATGTAACCATGTGTTTGTGCCAGTTGATGTGCCAGTATAATCTGTAAAGAAGTTATGGGCTGATAATGCAGGGTTTTCTATAACTGCTGTACCTGATGGTCTGCGGTCTGTAATTAAGACTTCTTTTGTACCACCTACTAATTCTCTATAAATTACTTCATTGTTAAAATCTAGATTCCAGGATTGTAATGCTGCTGCGAAACCAAATATCTGAAAAGCAGAAGTACTACCATTTTTAAATATTAGTGGTGATGCCTGATTACTTACTGTAACAGTTGGTAAAGCATCATCAGTAGGTGCAGAAAATAATCCTGTCAAAGAAAAAGAGATACGTGGAATGTTATTCACCTCACAGGCCATACTAAACGTGCCTCTACAACCTTTAACAATATGCCTAATGCCATCATAATTAACAAATAATGTAACGCTGTCTGAAGGAGTACTTACTGGTGCATAAGTAACTGTATTACCACCACTAATTGTTTCTGATAAACCACACGCTTTTAATATTGCACCATATTTAGGTGCTGTACCTGCACTACCACTACCTGACATTTCAACATCAAAAGTTACATTAACTCTTGTATTAGCAGGTATTACTTCATAGTTACCCATATATGGCCTTATTAAATCTCTCGATACTTCATCACTTACAATAGGTTCTATGTTCAAATCTATTACCTGTACATAATTAGCACTACCTGTAGGGTTAGGGTTTGTACCATAACTAGATTCTGCTTTAGCTAATATGCTTCTTTTTCTGTGTAGCTTTGGCATTGTTACATTAAATCAGTATGTTTATATAATATATGTTTTTAGTAAGAAACACCATCTATTGCGTTAAATCGTCTATTTCTGTTCTATATCGCACTATATATTCCACTCCAATAACACCACCAGGCTGATCTGCGTCTAATAATTCAAATGAAGTATCAGATGGTTGAACATCAATAGCTAAATTATTTACTGTCAAATCTGCCATTACTTTACTATGCAAACTTTCTACAGTTGCATCTGCCACATTGTCAGGTACATCACCCCTTACTATTACACTTATTCTTACTGTTAAAGAATGGTCAAGTGTGGGTAGTGATGTATTTTGTTCAACAGTATCACTAACAGGTTCTAATACAAGTGCAGGTGATTCACCTCTAGTTAATGGTACTACCCTACTTCTGTAGATTCTTGTACTAACTCCTGTTGTATTAGCAAGTGTTGTAAGTAACCTTGCCATGATCTGCTCACGTTTAGTAGTCATGTTTTCTGTATAGCGATTTCACAAAAAGCACCATCATCTAACTTTCTTACTTCTCTAACTGTATATGCAACAGAATCAACAGTAATAGATGCACCTGCGACCAAACTACCAAAGTCACTTACTCTTGCAGTAAGTTGATAATCAGTACTAATAATTTGATTGCCAGCTAAAACTAAATCAGGTTGTTCTAATATCGCTTTTGCAGTAGTTCCACCAGATGTACAGCTAACACCAAAATCAGCTAAATATACTGTTTGATCTTCACTTATTTCCATTAGCTTTAGATGCTACTGTTTTTTTTGGTTTTGCTGTTTCTTTATATTCTTC